AGAAGCCCTTTGTTTTCTCCACGATATCATCAAGCAATTTCTCTTCTATTTCTCCTGCCCAAAGCTTTAGCATTTCCTTCCGTTCTTTCTCCTTCGGTAATTCAAAATTGATTATGTGATGAAATCTGCCAGGCCTATCCAAAAGAGCATCGGGAAGTTTCTCCGGATAGTTTGATGTCATTATAGTAATCAGTCCCTTGTTCTGTTTTATGCCATCCATTTCTGTCTTAACCAGATCCGTCACGAATTCCATTTCTCCCCTAAGCCAAGTATCTATATCCTCAAGGAATAGAATCGATGGGGCTAAGTCACGAGCTAAAGAAAAGCTCAACGACAAAGCTCTCATCGGCCCAATATATCTAAAATCCCTGCTTGATACCCAGATAAAGGTTGTATCCAATTCGTTCATCAATACCCGTCCCGTCTTAGTTTTGCCTGTGCCAGGGGGACCGATGAACAGCAATCCCCTGCCTGTAAGGTCTTTGCCTTTCTTCTCCAGAAAACTGGCCGACTTGATTATCGAATCCTTATATTTTGCATCCAGAATCAGGTTATCCCAATTGTCGCCTGGCTCATCCAGGAATTCTCCACTCAATGCGAACTTCTCGCCTCTAAGATAATTGTTCTTATAAGCCCAGCTATGTACTTTGTCGAGAAGCTCTTTATTCCATTCTTTGTTTTTATTTGAGGTAACTATTGAAACATTAATCCCACTCCAACCGGTATTAAATTTCACTATAAGCGGCTTATTGTCCGCATCATAAAAACAGACTCCACTAATGAGAAAGTCGTCTGACTTCTCGGAATTGAGCTTAATCACTTCATATACCGGAGGGGTTTCATAGCCATCCCAAGTAAAGCACCTGGTGTCTTTCAGCTTGAAATCGCCCAGAATCTTTTTGAATCCAGCCAGATATGTTCCGAGCAATGGACTGGGAACTGAATAGCTATTGAGAAATATCTCCTTGACTTTGCATTCCAAGAACTTCTCATACAAGGCATAATTAAATGTCGCTATGGGAGCATCAACTGCCGCCACGTCAAAAACTTTAGATAACGATTTGTTCCATCGTTCCTTGTATTCGAGTTCTTTTATCTCTATATTATTAAATTCCTTGTGTTCCGACACCCACTTTTTCGCTTCTTCCATTGTCCATTTTTTAACATCAAACAAATACGTAATTACCTTTTTGCATGTTCCGCAATATAAAGCCTTGATTCCCTGTGATGCTGATATGGTTATTGTCCTGATTCTGTGACCATCATGACCTGTACTTACTGGAATCCTATGATATTGCTCAGTCGTCTCTGGTTTGGTGATGATTTCTTTTCCATGAATCTTTACCTCTCCAAATTCATTATGTCCAATCGGAAAAGGATTTTCGTCATCCTTCACCACTTCAATCTCTCTATTGTCTATAAATTCCATCTCTTCTTTTGTAACCATAATCTCTCTGTCCTTAACAACCTCTATCTCTAAGTCCTTCTTGAGGCGGTCGGATATAAGTCCCTTCTCCACTGCCAAAGTCAATGCTTCTGGGCAACTAGGAATCGGGACAATGGAATATTCTAGGAGCTCCCATTTCTTGTATATCCGCCCTGGTTTTTCCTTTTTATCCTTTGTTTCAATATCTTCCCATTCGATAGGTATGAAACCCACCGACCATCCTTTCAGTAGTGGGCCAGTGCCTTCAATGTCTTCTGAGCATGCTCTGTATATCTCATCGCCTCTTTCACTCTTGGCAAAAACAGTTTTGGCAACAAGTCCCTTATCATCTTTTTTAATCCAAATGTTTTTCCCTACTGGTAAAGACTTATAATCATGCCCTAGCATAACAACAGGATTTTTCTTGTAGTTTTCTAAATCCACTCCTTCAGGCAACAACTTTTCGCCATCCCTATCCACAGCATCAGTCGATATGTAGCTGATAACACTGCGCTTCTGCTTGTCGACCTCTTGCTTCTCCGATGTGTAATATTTCCTTACAAACGGAATCTCATCCTTTTTGATATGCAGTCTCTTAGCCAGTTCACCAGCCATATTAGGATATTCATTTATGAATTTAAGATTTTCAGTTATTACTTTCATCATTACCTCCTAATCCTCTATATAAGCTGCTACCGTACAACGACACCTAACATGCCGGGGCGGCGCTTCTATATCCTCATAATCATTCTTGAATGTGAATTTCTTCCCATCCCTTTCTAACACTTCATCAGGATCGCCCAGATTGAAATAATTCTCTTCCAATCCTATTACTCTCCCATCTAATTGTTCACAGCTCGGACAGGTTAATTTATCTATATAGGCTACCCAAATCTTCTTCTTCACAACCCCACTCTGCCTATAGACATTCAACGCAGCCTTATTCGATGCTCGGATAACCTGATTTTGTGCTATCATCTTAGCCCGTCTGAATCCCCAGTCATCATAAGTCTCATACACTCGCCTCACAAGCTCTGGCACGCCCTCACCTGCATTCATACCTTCGATAAGCTCTGCCCTCAGTTTAGCCACGTTCACCTCTTCCAGCTTTTTCGAGAACATAGGCGTATAGCTCTCCAGCCATTCCTGGACCTTCGGATCGGTCACATCGAATATCATGTTGAAGTCGTAAAGCGAGACAATTCTGGGACCTTCCTTGTCCATAACCTCAATGAATATTCCTGATGCTCCATTAGCTAGCTTCTTCTCGAACACAGCCGTTGGATACAGGATGCTATCCACCTTATCCTTCTGCAGCCATGCCTTCTTCATCTTCTTCAAATTAGCCACTAATATCCGCTTCTCCTCATCCCATACCTGCTTCAGCATCGTCTCGAATTTCTTCTCATAAGGACTGATAGCCTTGAAGAGTGCATTGAATAGCATGTCATGAGCTTGCTTTTTGTCATCTTCATCCAATGCTTTCTTGAGCTCCTTCGCTAACATCCACCCCATCATTCGTGCCACCTCCGCTTTCACATGGAATCTAATCACCTCATTCGCCACCTTTTCGGCAAGCTCATTGGTTAGGAAGTTTTGATTAATCACCCCAAAGCCTCCTTAACGCTTTTCATCACCTTTTCAGCAAACCGTTTTGCTTGCTCTTCTATTGGCTCGCTTCCAAGCGGCATTAGCCTATTATCGATATAAGCCACATCGCCACCCTCGATTTCTTCCAATCCCTCTTCCGCCCTAGCCTCATTTATTGTCATTATCCCAACTTTCACTCTCCCAATTTGTTCCTTGAGTTTCAAGTCCCTATCTTCAGGCACGCAATTATCGAAAGCACAGAAGATGCGGTCATCATACAAAGGCAGCACCTTCTCATTCAGCTTCTCTGAAAACCGGTCACACCTAGGCAATATCCCATTCTTAGCATGCCTGTAATCAGCCACCTTAGCATTGGCAAGATTAACACTCTTGGATGTCAATGCGCCTGGAGGGATATCTAAAGCCAAGCATATCTCTTCCATGTTAACAGCCCTACCCTGGATGAAATTCATTTCCTCTGGAGTCATCGTATCCTTTTCCAGCTTCATGTCCATTGGTGGGATGACAAGCTTTCCAGCCTTCCTTGCACCGGCATACTGCTGGCTGAACTGCTCTTGCAATCTAGCTTTATCCTCAGTGCTTATTTTTGCACCAGTAGTTGGCGATAATATTCCCCCTATCCTTGCCTTATTCTCAAACAACGCCTTCTCAAAATCATCCATCTGCTCACGGATATAAATCGCATTGGCTACGCCTTTGACACAACCGAAGCCGGTGAACACGTTATTCGGATTGGGGTAAGTAAAGAACACCACTTCATCCTCCGGAAGCACAATATCAACCTTGCCAGTCCTGTACGCATAGCCCTTGATCGGCTTATCCAGATTGTCCCCGAATACGGGGTTAACGAATTGTGGGGGTATCGGCCAAACCTGATCTGGCACTCCCAACCTGTTCTTCCTGAGCCACCAGTAACATTCACCTGTAAGGTCTGAAAAAAGTATCGTATATTCTTTCAAGTCCCTGGCATTGTGCTGCGGATTGACTTGCTTCATAAGGTCTAGGAACACATGATCCGTTATCTCCTCTACATCAGCCGCCTTTGTGAGCCAGTGGTCGAGGTGCGGCTTTGAATATATCCAGGTCTTAAGTTGCCTGCTCAACGGCCTGGTGCTGATAGTGCGGTAAACCTTCGTCTTCTCCTTCTTTGCCACATACAGCCTTAACTTCTGGGATGCTACGGTTTGACTGTTGAGTTTTGCGCATATATAGACGAAGCCTTTGAACGCACGGATAAAGTCCTTCTTCGTCTTGGGTTCTCTACCCTCTAGCAAGACTGACCCCCATTGTTCCAAATCTATGAATGCTGAATTATCATCCGCAGTAGGGTGCTGACCACTTGTAGAGAAAACGCTGTCCAGGCCTTTGAAATACTGACCTTTCGACCGGCCTAATATGTTTGCTACTCTCTCAAATACATTCATATTCTTATCCCACCACTATAAGATCGCCTATCTCTTCATATGGATTATGGAAGCAGAGAAGAAATGCATCAGCCATATCCGGCGATGGGAATCCCCGAGCCTTATAATCCTTCTTGCTTTCAACAACCCGCCGCCCTTTCTTGTCCAACTCCGGCAGATACTTCCTGTTCACCAGCTCTTTCTTCAGCCTGTCTATCTCTGGACATGCTATCTCATGAATAAACTTCGCCACTTCAAACCACATCTCCGAGATTATATTGGGATACTTATCCGGGTCATTGGCTGATTGCTGGAAATTGACTCTACTAATATTATAACCTCTCCTTTCCATGATATTAGTTAATCCTCCACCAACGCCCGTATCATCTGGCTTTATAAGCATCGTTTTATTATGGTCTACAAATATCTCTAATTCATCAGCCAAGAATTCCAATTCCTCCGTAGGCGGTAAATTTTTTGTTGAGATGATTTTATGATCCATGACTTTTAGCCCTTTGCTTCTGAAGAATACCGTATCATCATCTCCGCCCCTTGCCACATCTACCCCCGCTTGTTCCTGGCCTTCGTCATTGAAATCCTTGTTCTCCCAATTCTCTTCCATTTTTTTGAGTTGGCTTAATTTGACTATCGTGTCTGCACCTTGATCCGCAATCTCTCCTTTCACCTTCGTCAGGAAAAGAACGGATTCCTTTCCCCATTCCTTCTCACATCCGTTAATCCATTTTTGATCAGCAATCTGTATATTAAGCTCCTTTGGGCTTATTTCCTTTCTTTTAAACCGTTCGGGATGATCCAAGTTCGGGATATCTATGTACTTAAATTTCTCTTCTGTTACGTATGGCGATTCCTCCGCTGAAATATGGATTCTATTCCAATCCGTATCGCGGTCCTCAAATGCCTTGTAGAAATTCTCCCCAACGCCTACGCCATCCGTTGTCGATATGACCAGCCAGCGGCAAAAACCTCCCGTCATCAACCCTCTCACCGAATCCCACTGCCATTGCTCAATTCCTTTGGCTTCATCGAAAATGAAAAGCAACGAAGGGGCATGCCAACCTTCCGCCCTCGATGGCTTGTCAGTTGAGAATCCTATGGCATAATGATCCGCCCTCTCTGTTTTTATCAGTGTAGTCAGGCATTCTCCTTCCAACCG